CTACCGTATTATAATTAGCATCAATCCTAAATATTGAATTTACTATTACTGCATACCAGTAATTATTAGACTTAAATAGAAGTCGTGCTTCTGCGCTAAATATTAATCTATTAACACCTAGAAAATTTATGTGATGACGGCCTAGAGTTGGATAGAGAGCAAATTTCTTTTTACCAAGTTCATTGGGAAGGATGAAAAAATTAGCAGCATCAGATGGATTATATTGTCTAAATCTCTGTTTATCATAATAACCAATAATCGGTAATTCTTCGGTTCTTGCTTGCACATCTATATTCCTGCTTTAACACGCCATGATCCATTTAAGCTACTATCAAGATCAGCTTCTATTGCTAAATTAATAGTTGAAGTTGCATCCATATCTTGTTTAGCTTCAAGATATAAATCTCGTAATTCCTGCGTCCAGGCAGATAAACGTCCTTTAAAAGCTGCTAAGTCTCTTGCTAATGCAAAGTTTAAAAAGCGTAAGAAATATTCAGGAAATGAACTCATATCTGAATTTTCAGTTAATGGTTGAGGTTCATATTTGCCATAGACATGAAGCTCAAAGAATTGAGATGGGCCTGGAAATAATCTCATTGTTGTTAGATCAGTTTGATTATAAATAATGCAATAGCGCGGTAATCCCAATTGCGGATCATATTTATAACTAGCTAGAAATTCATTTCTAGATTGATCTATTAATGGATATGTAACGCCATCCAATAATAACCAGGCATTAATTAAATTCGATAAACGTCCTAATACAACATTAGGAAGTGGAGTATATGCGGGGGAGCCAAATGTAACATTCATCTGACCAATAGCTAAAGGATAAATAGCTTCTTGAGCAATTGTAGTCATTAAAGCAGTACCACTATAAGCAGAAATTAATTTGTTTAATCTTTTTAATGCAAAAAAAGTATCGTTCCCGTAAAGTGGAACTGTTGGGGAAGAAGCGGTAATTAACTGATATGAATCAGAAATAAATTCCTTAACACTCTGACTTGGCATCGCCATTTTTAGGTTTCCTTAACCTTGTGTCAGCCTTGGGAATATTTTTAACATCATCAAACCAAATACCTGATGAAATTAAATTCTTAAATTCATCATAAGATTCTGCTAATTTTTTACTGCCATCTTTGTAAACAAAGGCACGAAAAAATTCACTGTCTACCCAGCGATCTAAATATTTAACTTGTTTCTGAGCATCACTATCATTTTGTTTCATAGAGCACCTAAAAAAGAGGGGCACCTGTTGCATCAAGCACCCCGAACCAGAGAGTTAAGAACGAACAATGACCGCAAACTCAGGATTAATGGAAACACCACCGATAGCATCAATACGATCGAGTTGCAGATAGTTACGAATATCAGCGCCCAATGTATATGTGATTGCTAACTTGTAGAGATCGGAATAGGCAGTGACTACTTCAACACCACCTTTTAATTCCTTAATGGGAGGAGCTGCAAAGACAATAGCTTGGTTGTGGAAAGCTATTGATCTATTAAAGCTCATTGACAATAACATCTGTGCACCATTTGGAATGGCAGCAGAGATATTTTGTCTGGCACCAGATACTACAATTGTTGGATTGACTGGAATATCAGCAGTAGAACCGTTAGCTGAGACAACATCAGCAGTCACAACAAATTGAGCTCTTTGGCTAACAGTACCAGCAGCCGACCCATCTATAGGTTCATAAGTTAATGGATTAATCATAAATACGGCGGCTGAAACATCCACTTCCAAAATATCACCCAAATGGAATACAACTGTCCCTGGAGCTTGGCCTAATCCTGTTACAGATATAGTATTGCCTCCAGTAATAGGGCCATTAGTGACAGTTCCTGCGCCAACAAATCCTGCTGGGAAAGGCCCACCACCTAATTGACCAGCGCCTGCTATCTGTCTAGTTAAGAAATTGGTCTTGAAGAAATCAAAACCTGATAAGTGACCGATAAACCCATCTAACAATGCGCCTCGGTTGACGGTCATATTGAATACAGCTTTTAAGCTGTCAGACAATCCAGCAGATACAAATGGGGAGTTAGCAAAGTATCTGTTACCGTCATCAGGAATACCAAGCTCCGTCATGTAAGCATCAGTATTAGCCACTGTTAAGAAATCTATCGGCACTCCAGGCGTACCAATTGCTTGGTAAACTTGGGTTTGGAAATTCTCTATCGCAATGAATTTTTCAACATCATTGGCCAGAGTTTTAGCCCTTGGATTTAACATCATGTCCAAATAGGGCTCATCTCGAGCGCGATCAAAAGTAAGCTGCATTCCAGTAAACTCAACCATGGTATTGAATTGAGTATTAATAGTTAATGGCCTAATGACTTGTACGCGTGCTTGAGATACAGCAGTAGCACCACGTCCAGGAAGATATCTTTCCTCTAAACGGTAGTTAATAGTCTGGCCAGTAGCATATTTGAGATTTTTGAAGTCATCTTCAAAGTTACGATTGGCAACTTTGGCAAAATTTAGGTAATTGATAAATCGAATCAGTACTTCATCGAGTACATACGCAGTAGTTTCAAAGCGATTGGTGCTCATAAATTAGTCACTCCGTTGACAAATTAATTAAGTTTGAACAGCGTTAACTGCTATCTTTCATTTATTTGTCCGGCGGAAGACTAAATACTCGCCCTTGGAAGGAGACGGTGCCTTTCCTTTTGCTACTCGTCTGGAAAAATTATACACATAAAACGGTTAATCTTGCAATGAGGCGCCAGAATGTTATGATTCAATTACCAAATCTAGCTCGACGGAGCGAACGGCTGGCAATCTTCACCAGCCTGATTTGTCTACCATGAAGACTAACACTAGAAGAGGTGAAATATGACCTTTAGCAAAACAGAAGAAAATTATATCGATCATGAAGTCCGAATAAGAAAAGTGGAAGAATCATATTCGGATCTTAAGTTATCAATTATTAACCTAAATGAGAAAATAGATTCCCATTTTAAATGGACTCTGGGAACTATGATTGGTTTTTTTGGCGTTATTTATCCATTATTAGGTGGTATAGTTTTGCATTTAGCAAAATTAATTTAAAAACCAAAAGGATAGGTACCGGATGAAGAAGAAGCCAAAAAATGATAGTCATAAAAATTTATTAGAAGAACAGTATCTCCAGAATGCTGCTAACTTAGCATCTCAACTGGGTGGCAATATGATGCTTTCATTATCACAGATGCCACTTGAATATAAATTCAAGATCGGTGCTATTGCATTAGCTTCCTTAGTAGCTGATTTTTGTTATGCCATTATCAATAAAGATAATCCTGATTTATCTAAAAGATTGGTTGAAGATATCTTCACTCAATCTAATGTTCTCTTAACTGCAAGATATGCTTTAAAAGCTAACCAAAGTGAAACTCAACAATGAATAATGATGATTATCATCTTTCCCCTCAATATAGTAATAAATTATTAAAGTTAGGAATTTTTGTACCTCTAGATGCCATTACATTAATGGATATTTTACCTAATCGAATTACCATCCAAGAAGGATTGCCCTTTAATTCATTCCTATTACGCATACAGAAATCATTCATAGTGAAAGATTTGATATCGACAGAGAAAGGAAACATTAAAACGCAAACTATTTATATAGCCAACTATCACTGTGATTCAACTGAAGGTAGTGGTTCAGATGCATGGTTAGAAAGAAAACTTCTATTAAAGAATATTTGGGATGTTAAATTTCTAGATTGTTTGGCTAAATTGTTGTTAAAATTAATTCAAGATAACTTATATGTATATAAGGAAAATTTATGAAAAAAGGTATTTTGCTCTTAATATTACTAGGATTCTTCAATAATAGTGAAGCTCTTCCACGTCCAGCACAACCAGAAAGATGTCCTGATGTATCTGTTATCCAATCTAGAGGCTTAAGCCAAAATCTAGCGCGTGATAGTAATGGTAAATGGTATGCAGGAAGAACAGCAGAAGCTTATAACACTGATCAGTTATGGACATTTGTTATTGGAGATATATTTGCAAGTTCTCAAGTGGATGCATTGGCTGAAGCTTATGAAGCATTGCAATCATTAGTCTCCATGGGTGATCCCGTTGCAGCACCATCTGGTAAATGGCTTTGCTTATATAAAAATGCTGAAGGATTACCATCAGGTGCAATATACCCTCCTATTAATGAACCACCATTCATAAAGATAACTTATTGAGAAAATAATTAAATGAATAGACCTGAATTTACTAGAGAACAAGAAAATTGGCTATGCTATGTATTAGGTGATTGGTATTTAGAATGGAAAGATAAAATGACAGAAAATAATCACCCACATATGCTGGGCATCGCAATGAGTCAATTAAAAGATATTCTATGCGGCGATGAGCCTGATAAATTTATAGAACAGATAGTTACTAAAGGTTGCATATTATAAAGGAAATTATTTGCAAAGATGCTAAATAGTTTGCCCGATTGGGCCCATTTTATGATATTAGGTCTTATTGTTCTATTAATTTTCCTATATATAATAATTTTTATCATGGCTAATATTTATTATATCTGTATATATTTTAGATATAAAAATAGATGGTAATTAATGCTTCCATTTTTTCAAAATTATGATACTCTCGCCAATTAATTTAGGGAGTAATTATTTTTATGAAGTCTAAACTGTTTTTATTAGCCTTGTTATCCTCAATTTCTATATCTTCTTATGCCGATATCAATGAATTAAATTGTTATGACATGTCATTTGCGCCTGATGAACATGGTAATTATGCAGAAGGCTCAGGATCATTCAATTATAGAAATGATAGTGATAAGACATTAAAATTCACATATACATTACTTGTATGTCCACCTGGCGCGGCTTGTGAAGTCAAAAGTGCTCAAGGTGAAGCTATTCCTCATGCGACATATGTAGCCCCTTATCTATATGCCAAAGCTATGACATCTACATCTGCGTATGGGAGCTACTGGATTGATGTTTATTATAATGTAAGAGGCGATATTACTATGGATGAACATAGACGTTGTGTGATGACGATACGATGATACAAAGTATAGTAGTTTGTATCTATTCAATCAATCAATGTATACAAAGTTGGTAATATGTTTTTAATAGGATTTTATTTATTCTTTCTAGGCTCATGGGGATTATGCGGTTATGACATGTATAAAACTTTTAATGAAAATAAAGTTTATGCAGAATGTCAAAACGTAACATATAACTATTGGGCAGATAATAAATTCATTCATAGTACACATCATTTTAAGTATAAAAATACTAGCAATGAAATTATTAATTTAAAATTAGCATATAGTCTATGCCCTATAAATTCATCCTGTGTTACCAAGAAAGAAGATATTAAAATCAATCCTCATGAATATTATCATAGTGAAATGTGGGATTTATATTCAAAATTTAATCAAAAAACAACTGGTAAATATTATTATCGCGTAATAACTGATTTAAAAGGGAATAAAAAATATATCTCGGAGCATACAGAGAGTAAATGTGTTATAAGGTTAGTGAGTTGAGTGCGTCAATGATGAGATGCTGTATAATAATTTAGTTTATGCTGTCCTTGAAATCGGGATAAACCTGAGGACTTATGCAGCTATCATCTAGAGGTAATTATGAATAAAGATGATTCAGAAAATATACCTGAAGTTGAAATGATTTCAGATGAATTTAAGAAAGGATTTATGGCTGCTATTTTAAGTGTAATTAAAATCCTTGAAGACAATCGTCAGATGGAAAGAGATAAATTAATTAAATTATTCAATACTACATTTAATGAAGTTAAAAAATCTTAACCCCTTCCTTTTCCCAATATCCTATTTGCTTTAGCGTCAATCTTTGCTTTAGATGAGGGACTTAATTTTCCTTTCTTAACCATTTGTGTGGCTCTAGCCTTAGCATTTTTGGCATGAGATTTATCAGGCATAGGATATTTACGTTCACCAGGAAGGCCAAATGTTTTCTTAGATAGTCTATTTCGAGTTTGGGAGGATAATTTAGCCATTATCAAATCCTTTTGATAGTGTTTATAATGAGAATATCTTATCAAAGGATGGATCATGATGAAATGGTTATTAGGATTAGGATTGTTAGGATTATTTGCTAATATCTGCGCTCAACCTCTTATCTGTCCTCCTCGCTCTTGGATAATCGCTACCGGAATATCTCCTTACCTGTCACAAAATATAGTTAGTGGACTCTGGTATGGAGGATTCTTATCTCAAAATGCAGGAACCATGGATAAATGGACGTTTGTAGTGGGGGGAATCGTAGCTACAGGCTCAACGCAAGCCTATAACATGATCAATGCCACTTTACCAACCATACAATTAGTCTCAGGCCCAATTCATGTGAATCTTAATCAGTGGATTTGTGTTTATAGTAATGCAGCAGGTTATGGAAGTGTCGCTTACAATCCACCATTAGGCTGTGAATCGTGTGCTAATCCTGCATAGTGTAAAAATAGAAATTCATGATAATTTGGGTAATCATGAATTTTAATATTTTAACGTAAAAATCATCATGTTATATGTATTATGTAATAACACTAAACCCTATTAGATGTAATTATACTAATAAGCTAATAACACTAAACTCTATAAATCATATGTTCTTTTTTAAGGTTCTTCTTTTTCTTCTTCTTCTTAATCTTCATGAAACGATCGTCATCTTCTTCTTCATGATGTTTTAACTTCCTATCCATACTCTTTAGCTTTTCATCAACATTTCCTAGCTGTCTTTTGCTCATAATTTTCTTCCTTGTTCCGTTCATTATCCCCTACCTTTTCCATGATGACGGGATGATTTACCACGCCGTGCTTCAGAGTAAGCGATCGCAACACTTTGCTTTAACGGGCGCCCCGAAGCTGCTTCTCGTTCAACATTATGCCTAAAACCTGCATGAGTACGTGCTTTTTTTCCATGAAATAATGGCATGATTATTCCCTCCTGTTATTTTTTCTGGCAGCAAAATTAATCTTAGTAGCTATGATTTCATTTGGCTTCCCATTCAAACCCATATGACGTTTATTTTGCGCTATGACTTCAGGAATGTCATAAACATCAGATTCATAACATGGTTGGTTAGGTGAATAATCTTTACGAGGATATTCAATAATATCCTTAATCTGCATGATTTCTCTTTCTGCCATGATAACTCTCCTTATTTTAATCCTATCTTCTCATCAGGTGGTGGAGAATTAAATCTCAATTCAGGTTTTAAATCTCCACCGTGAAGAGCTGTTTCTCTAATTTCTTTTTCCCACTTCTGGCGTTCCATTTTTGGTTGGCCATTATCTCCAGGTATCGGCATAAAATTATTCCTTTAGTTTGGTATAACATTTATTACATATAAAACAAAATCCATCATACTCTTCTAGCACTTTAAAATTTCCTAATGGCTTTTTACATTCTTGACATTTAAAAAAAACTTTTTTATTAAATTCATCCATTTCTTCATGCTTCAATGTACTTAACCTATATTCAATAACTTTAAATCTTTGTTCTAATCTGTCAAGATCATCACGAGTATTAGGTTTTAAATAGTGCGCTAGAAGTTCTTCTATCTTGAATAACCTAAAACTCATGCTCTTAGTTGATTGGGCTCTATCAACAATACAATCTAAACAACGTAGTTTTACTGGTACTCCATGTGAACATAAAGCTAATGATTCTGTACATATATTTTCATCCATTATCATTACCCTTTAATGCTTTAGCACAAAATGTTTTTAATAATTCTGCCACATATTGAAGTAGGACTTTTAATGCTAAATACTTCTCAGGTAAATCTTTAGCAATTTCTAATAATAAATCTGCTACTAAACAAATCAAATCAGAAGGTGGTTGAAAATTAAGTTCATCTACTTTTTTACGAGATTCTTGATATAGATGAAGTCTATATTTTAAATAATCAATTTTATCTGACATTATCTTATCCTCTTAGAATATAAATCCTGATTGTCACCCATTATGCTCTCCTTCCAAATTTCTTAAGTTGGTCTTTACGTATTAGATCATCTACTGATGGTCTTATGTAAGATTTGTTCTCAACATCACCTTTAATCTCTCCAACTGGTTTTGGGGTGGATGTTCCTGTACGTACCTTACGCATACGCTCTTCGAGTTTTCCCATTTCTAAAGCTTGTGACAAACCATCATCAATTTGCGATATACGTTCTAATTCTTTTTTCTGGGTCTTTGATGCTGCATAAATAAAACCTGCTGGGTCTTTCATCTTTTTTGTTGAGAGTAACATATCATCTGAAATTGGCGCTTGGGAGACTACTTCCTGAAAGTCTTTATATTTGTTCATTCCAGTAGTGAATTTAACTTGAAATTCTTGATGATTTTGTTCATCCCGATGACGACGCAATGCTTCCTGTTCCTTATGTGTCATCTTCTTAACTGTATTTTCTACAAAGCCTTCAAGTTGTGCTTCCCAGTTTTCATCTGTTTGAGATTGTTCTGGTTTTGGATCTTGACGTTGCGCTTCCTTAGCAGTTCTATTAAAGCGCTCACGCATTAATTGATTTACTTCTTCTTCCGTGTAAGTCTTTGACGGAGCGACCTCATTGCCAAATTCATCTGTATGCGGTTTTTCTGGAGAAGATTGTTTAGGTTCAGAAGAAATATCTTTAGGTAAAGATTCATCTGAAACTTTAACTTCTTCAGCTTTGGGTTCTTCAGTTTTAGATTCTTCATAACTGACCTCTTCTTTAATCGGCTCTTCTTGAACTACTGGCTGTGTTAATTTTTCATCTACTGTTGTTACGATGGTCATAAAATCTCCCTATTCTCTTTTTGGTTCCTTTGGATGGTGCGGATAGTGCGGATGGTGCGTTAAGATTTTTACTAGATTATTTGCATGCGCAATGCTTAAATCAGATGATGTCTTATTTACTTCTGCTTGGTAACGCAACTCTTGTTCTTGAAGTTGGGCTGCTGCTTCTAGTCGTTCTGTCTCTAATCGTTGGAGTTCATTCATCATCTGCTGCTGCATCTCTTGCGTTTTACGAATTAGCTCTTTTTCTTTCAACATTAGCTCTTTTTCTTTTTGGGCTGCTTGAACTTGTATTTGCTGCTGAGCCATTTGCATCTGTATTTCTTCGGGTGTGGGCTTATTTTGTTGTTGGATGGGCTGGCCTGTCTTACCTGCTTGGATAATCTCAGGTGGCACTATGGTCTTAAGTCTGTTTCGAATCTCTAGACTATTAGCTAAAGGTAGATTCTCAGCGTACATGTCAGCTACAAGTTTAAAGAGTGAGGGATCATTCTTAAGCACCATCTGTAAGGCTTCTAAGCCTTCCATCTTCTGGCCTTCATAGGATGGGCCAGGTAAGAGTCGAATCTTATATGAGCCTTCAGCCATGTTGTTTTCAATGTTCATCCCGTAATCATCCATAGGCTTATTAAGCGTGACATTACGCAGACCCGAATCAGGCATGTAGAGACTAAGCTGACGCTCAGTGTCATAAACCTTAGGGATCATTTCATCTATGATCTGACCAATGCAGGTTATGGTTCTGTTAAGAGCATCAAAAGTAACAAAGTTGTTATAGCTTCCACGCTTAGTCCTAGCATCAATTGCAGCCCCAGATATCTCATTACCTTGGTCTCCAAGTTGTGTGTCGTACATGCCAAGACAAGTATGAATATCACGTTCAGCACGTTCATACATGGCCATAAGAGATTGAGATATCTCAGGGGGTCTTAACTGCTCTGGTTTTGATCCCGAAGGCGATTCATCATAAAATAAACCTCCTTGAACTACCGCTGGATCACGCCATACCTGCATAGTGTCTGGAGATCGTATATTCTCTTTAGAGACTAAGAATTGATCATTACGGGCTATCTTTATGAGATAAGCCCCTTGAGTGCCCAGGAAGTTAATTAGACGTTGAGCATCTCTAGCGTCTTTAACAAGAGGTCTACAGATTTGTTTGCCATGCTTATCATAAAAGCTATTCTGGTCTACAAATGGCATAGGGAGCGATTGACAGGGTAAATCTGATGACTCAAGAATATAGTCCCCCGCTATCTGTTTATGCTGAACTTTATAACGGTAAGTTATACGGTCATTGATTATTGTTACCGGCTGACCATCCCAAAGGAGCAGCTCAAATCCTTCTACAACTACCTTTTCTAAAGTGTCCATATCCTTAGATTCAATAACTATGCCATTACTAAGCTGGAGTAATTTAACTTTGTTGTACTTACGGCCAAACCAGTCAATAACCGTAATCTGATCATCGTCCCAAAAGCCTTGTGAAGTCTCATCATTACCTTCAGAACCAATACTTTGCTCAAGATCACGACCATACATCTGCTTGAACTTCTTACGGGAAACTCTAGTTCTAAATCCTGAATGTATGCCGTCTACCTTACATATATCTTCGGCTGATATGTCCCAATAACAACGGGTCGGGTCTTTAAAGCCTTTAATCTTAATGATCTGCTCAAAGTTAGTAGTATTTTCATAGTCATTAATGGCTAAACATGCACTAAAGCCACCAATAGCGGCTTGAGCAAAGCCATTTTGATAAACTATCTTAGCTTCTGAATTTAAGGATATGTCCTTAACTAAGGCTGTGCGGATTTCTGCCGTTTTTTCCGGGACATTCGCGGAGGGGTTAATCTGAAGAGCCGGAGTATTCTGCCGCTGCTCTCCAAGTAAGTGATTGAGTAAAGGGGCAAGCTTATTGAAGGTGAGGGGGATCTTTTTATAGGTTTCGAAAACTCTTGCTTCATCTTCACGCCATTGGTCTCCCATGACAAATTGAGTGACTTCATGATACTGGTCAATATTAAAGCGCCAGTAGTCATCCCACTTGCGTATTTCTACCCGTATGTCCTGACATTGGCTCCGTGATAATCTTGGCATAACCCATCCATGGATTAATAATTACCAATATTCTAGCAATAATAGGGGAATAAGTAACTTATTAAGCTATTTATCGGAGCTAGAGGGATTTAAAGTAATTTACTAGACGTCTAGCCCAGTTATTCTTTACATTTTTCTGTATATTAAAAATAGTGCCAGTATCTTCACAATAAGATTCACAATTCAAAAGATAACCATGCAATGTTTTAAGATAAATAAACTTTGCATCTGATAAACAAAAGGGACATTTCATTTTCTCAATATCATTCATTCTATAATTTTCCAATCTTCACTTAATATATATTCAGTTGGAATGGCTTCTACAGGTCTATTCTCATCATTATTATAGTAAATTTTGGAAATACAAGATAAGCGATAATTTGTCCCCGGTATAAAAATCTTTTTACCTTCCCGCATAGCTTTCAATGCTTCTTCAAATTTCATCAGGAACTTCCGGTAACGGCAGCCAATGTGAAATATTATAACTAATAAATTGATGAGACTCAGGATAAAAAGAAACCCATATCCAATTGTTATTATCTGTTTTACAAGACATATCTCCAATATATAATTTTTTATTTGCTATAAAATGAACAGTAACTCTTTTTAAGGGCAATTTGTCCTTAACCCTGATCCATTTGTCTTGTGCCCATTCTGGAGCTGTGTAATTAGGATTATATGTTAATATTTTATCGTCAGTCATTTTTACACCCACATTTATCTAGGAATTCTTTTATTTGTTCATCTAATACAAGTTTTAAATCTTCTTTATCTTCATAAACATCTTTTATGAATAATGTAGTATGTATCGCAGATGCAGCTAAATGCTTTAATCTTTTATCATTGCGATCAGGAAATAATTTCAATATATTCATATTTATTTTTCCTAACTCTATTACTAGCTTTGCAATCTCAGCAGTATCAATATCATTTTTCATTTTTAATTAACCCATTCTCTAAAAGGTAAATAAGCATTTTAGATCTAGCATTTGCTTCAGTTTCTCCAAATGAATGCCAATTAATGTCTGTATTTTTATTTCTTATAATACATACCCAATCTTTATATGCACGTTTAACACTTTCATTCCAATCTGGTAACATTTCACCTAATTCTGCTACTGTGAAGGCTGAATATGTTTCAGTTTCATAATGATTAGATTTATCTTTATCATGGATAATAAAATTATGACCAGGAAAAAATTGCCAATAGAATAAACTTTCTTGTTTGACACCTAATTCCTTTAAGCGCTTTGCTAATTCTAATGAACATACTTGTTGTTCAATGATCATATTCTTTCTCTAGATAACTTAATTTTTGTTTTTCTATTTTAATATCAAGACGAGTTTCCCATATGTTCAGCCAAATCCACGCACAACAACATGTGCCAAATCCTGTTGCTATAGCTGGTATCCAGGATAAATTATCTTGATGGTAATAAATATTAATAATATTCCATAGAGATAAACCGGCATTAAGTATAAATAAACTATAGTTAGTTTTTAAAATACGCCTACTAAATGAAATCTGACCGTGTGATATTTTTATTAACTCATTTCTATTCATTTATATCTCTTCTTTGGGTCTTCAGTTAATATCAGTACTTTCTTATCTACTTTAGAGACGCCATGAATCTGTAACATAATATGCTTACTCTCAAGAGCGTATACCTCAACTTCAAGTAATTTGTTCTCAATGGTCTCTAATGCAGAAATTAAACGCTTAACTGTTATTGGCATAGTTACTTAGTAGTAAGTTTTCGTAATGCATGTTTTAACTCTTCAATAGATACTGTTGCAGATAATGCAAATCCATTTTCACTCGCTTCTTTAATTGTTACTCTCACTTCTTGATCATTTATACAGCTTCCTAAGAGAAGTGTATTAACATCTTCACCATTTACTATAGAAATTTCCACTATCATTCTCCTTTCTCCTTTATATAAAAACCTTAGATTTCCAAGCAATACAAAACAGGATACAAGCAGACTCGACAAAACACGACATGACGCCTCAATATTAAAAACATTACCTTACAAAACAGAACTCTACATTACCGTACGCATTAATTAAAATCCTTAGATAACCTTCCAAAGCAATGCAACACTAGACACTACAAGACAGAGCCACACAAAATTAAAAATCCTTACTTTAGAGTAGAAGACACGACACCAGATGGCAACACTCTACTATACAGGACACGACAATATACGATTATGAATTCTCTTCCTGCCAATTTGTTACTACAAATCTACCAAATATTCCTTTACGAGCAGGTCTAAAATCTCCAAGCCCTACCTTACAACCAGCATCATCAACAATAGTCCTAACTAATTTAGGACTAAACATCTTTGTGTCCAATATTAATGTAAAACTGAGACACCAATTATCAAGCCTAGGACGATGACATACAATACGACCCCCCGTAGAAGGCACAACAACAGCACGAGAGTCAACCTCCCACGTTTGTTTCTCAATCTCTCCACTCTCTTTATTACTAGTATCTTTGAAATATACTGTCTCACCTTCAATTATTAATCCTGCTGGAATAATAGACGATCTTGCAGTGGTGATTTTGATTTTACCGTCTTTATGAAATTTACCAGCCTCAATAATACAAGCAAATATATTCATAGTAGGATAATAAAGTTTACCTTCTTCATCTTCATAACATACTTTTTTTGCAGACTCTCTGGGTGTTAAATTCTTCTCTTTAACCTTTACTTGCTGTTCATCAATATTAAAACGATTCATCAACAACGATGTAACTCCCGATATCTCAACATGTAATTTCATGAATATTCCTTACCTTAGATTAGTTAGCTGGACTATACCTCACACGACAAGACTTTACGTAGCTTAACAAAATGAAAAATCATTACCTTAGATTAGTTTACAAAACAGGACATTCCTTAACACAACAGAACGTCATTTATAATATTTACCTTAGCTTACTTTAGAGCACCCTACACAACCCAACATCTCTATACAACACATCATTTAAAAACCTTACCGTACAAAACACAACAGGGCATCACAATACCTCTCCTCACCATACAAAAGATGATTAAAAATCCTTACGGTACAAATCATTACTTCACATTACAAATGAAGACAAGACCCAACGCGACAATGCAGAATAAATAAAAAATCCTTACCTAACTTTTGAGAACAAAACATTACATTCCAATACATTGCTTCATTAAAAATCCTTACATTACGATTCCCGAGATTACGCCACAACATTTTACTTTACTACACGACACACCATTAAGTTAAAATCCTTACATTGCAAATCATTGGATAACACGACTTTACAGTACGCATCAGCACACAACTACACATCACCAGACAGTAACTAATAAAACATCATTTTATTTACAACCTTCATTTAATAAAAATTGTTTCCATTCTAATGCTAATTTCATATTATCTTCTGTTCTATATACTTTTCTAGGAGATTTTAATTGGTCATAATTTATTTTCAATAATCTTATTATAGATTTTGCTATGATTTGCCTTACCCTTTCTCTGCTTAAATTGTGGATAGTACCTATTACGCCCAATGTATTTCCCAATAAGAAATCAATAAAGATATCAATATTTCTAATCGAATGATCCGGTCTCATCAATAAAACATTCCTCTATGCTGTTGCGGTATTATGTTAGGCGTAAATGCATTCTCATTCGCATACTGACCATTATAAAATGTTAATGCAAGAGCATCTGCTAGATCAGGACTAGGCATGCCTCTAGCTCGTAGATCATCCTTAGACTCTATAACTAATTGACCATTGGAATTATACTTATACCCCAATGAACATAACTCACCATGAAGTTCGTCTGAGTCTGGTATTTGTACAGGCAGTTCTTGAGCTAGCCACTCTCGCATATCTGACCATAACTCTGCTCGAAGGTTACGAAACTTGTCCTTTAAGTTGGCAGAACGTGCTACGTTCACACCAACTACTTGATTAAATCCCATCTCACGTAAGCGATCAACTATACCTGCACCTATACCTATGCAATCAATAAATACTTTAGTAGGACGCTCAGTCTCGATTATATGTCGTACCTTACCTACCGTTTCCATAGTGTTCGAATTTCTAAAAGCATCAAGATTGTACGCCAATCTCCCTTTCCTACGGATAATTGCAGTTCGATCAGAATTAGCGATAGCAGGGTCAACACCGATAATAAGATTAGCTTCGCTATCAACATCATTCATTCTCGCCTTTAATACATATTGAGATGATATAAATACATTATCTATGGCATTACGGAAAGCCTCTTCTGCATTCATAGGATATTCAGACTTGAAGAGCTCTATTCCAGCGCCAATGTCTTTGGATAGAGTTGCTATTTTTACACGGCGCCATGCTAAATGTTCTTCACTTAATCCATCATCTTCATAACAATCTAATAACAATCTTTCTTCTTCATCGGGCTTGAAACCAGAATCATAATTTTTATAACCTAACATCCAATACCAAGGTAAAAATATAGCTTGATATTCACTGCTTCCGGACATAGCTGCTAACCACATACTATGAAAATAATTTCCCATTCCATTAGCTGTGCTTTCTAAAATAATTTCTGTATTATCTTCATCTGCAACTGCTTGCAAAATTCCTCTACCATGATCTTCAGCGGCTGGCCAAAAAGCTACTTCACTTCCATGAAATAATTGTACCGTTTGACCACGTCCTACTCCTTTATTTCTAGCTGTACCAACTGCATATTCAGATTCTAAAGAATTAAACTTAAGTTCTTTACTAGATGATTTATCCGCAGGAGGGCACCATCCCTTTGGTAAGTTTTCATAAAATCTTTTTGTCATATCAAATATATTTTTAGTAGCTTCAGTTTCATGAGAAAGAATAAAAGCTTTTTGACCTTTTCGAGTTACAATTTTATGAAAATAACGTGCTTGGATAAGAGTACTAAATCCTACTTGCCTACCTTTTAATACAATGGCTCTTACTCTTCCCATTTCATTTAATTGATTTTCTAATCTCTGATGAGAAAAGAGTTGAGCTCTATTTAATTGGAAAGGAATTGTTTTTCCAGACTTTAATTTAATCTTAAGAAAATTAGGACAAAATTCTAAAAAATCATTTAAGAGAGGATTTGTCATCTAACTCATTCGCATTTTTCAGAAAAGGAGATTCTATCTGATGATTAATATCTTTTGGCGCAGGTTCAGGATACCATTTACCTTGATGTGTGAGCCACGCCATAATAGCTTTCATATTTCCTTCATAAGCTTTAGAAATTAATATTTTCACTAATCCTTCTTGAACATCTTGCTTAGCATGATCTAATTCATCTTTATAATATTTACGTAATGTATCATCAGAAATATTAAGACGCTTAGCGATATCTTCCTTTTTAATACCAGCGATGTATAAGCCCGCAACTTTACCACGCGTAAATTCCGTCGGTTCATGAGGATTGTCATAACCTTTATAGCAATCTAATGTCATAAATATCCTAAGTTGTATAATTTTAATTCAAGTATAATTTAGGACTTACATTATCTCAATAAAAATAAATGTAAGAAAGATATTGCTATAAAAACTAGATGCCATTATAATGTCATGCATAAACTAACTCTAGAGGATATAAGAACTATGAGTTTATATGAATACGATGAAATTGAAATGCAATGTTATTGTGAAAAAGATTGTGGATGTAAAAATACAATTGCATATGTTAATCATCACGAGTGGGGACGTACTGAAGATTACACATGTAAAAATTGTTTAGATAAATGTGAGTTAACATAAATGCTAATATTTTATATTTTTGTAGTGATAATTATGTTTAGCGGAATTGTAGAAATTATAATTAATTTTAATGAGGAGTAAAAATGAAAGTTAAAATGGAATCAGGACATTTTTTAAATGAAAAACAAAAGGAAATAAAAGGCAAGATAATGGATAAACTAATGGATGCTTTACCATCTACATTAATGGAAAATAATTTTTTCCCCGAGGACGGTCAAATATTGACTGATATAGTAATATCATGTTTGATTATGTTTATGAGAGAAAATTTATTAACATTTTTTTATAACTCAAACGCAATGGAAGAACGTAATCAAATAATGGATAGTTTGTTTAAAACTATAAAAAAACAAGTTAATACTATAATACAATTAAACAAGAAAAAGTCTAATTAACGAGGAATTATAAAATGCAAACTCAACCTAATGACAATTATTATGAACATAGGATCACTAAACTTGAAATATTAAATGATAATGTATGCGAAGCCTTAATTAGAATTGAAAAAGAAATAAAAGAGATGGATAAAAAGTTTGATGCTAAAATCGATAAACTTTATTACCTAGTCATAAGCTCAATAGTAATTCCTATTTTAATGAAAGTATTTCATATAGGTTAATCAAATCTTGAGCATGGATGCTCACTTTATGTTCTAATGGTAAATACTTATGCCAAATAGGGTTTATCATGAATGCGCAACCAAAAGATGATGATAAAAAAGGCTTTACAATCATTGAAAACAATACACTCACAGAAATTAATAACGCCCTTCAAATACTCGGCGAAAAGTTTGACCTCAGATGGAAACATCAAGACTATCAGTTCACGTCACTCACAGAAAACATTGGATTACGTTTTGATACCATTGATAAAAAAATAGAGTTTTTAGAGCGCGTCGTTAATAAACTTGACAGTAGAATGTGGCAAATAATAATACTTTTATTGTCTTATCCATTAGGCTTAATTATTGGCAAATTGTGTAAAGTTTTTTAACTTTCTTTTTTAAGCCATTCCGAGTGTGTACTCTCAAGTTTTTGCAGTTTATGGAACAAATCAGGATCGTTTTTAAGCTTATCAGCTAGCGCACAATGGTCACATGGATTTTCCCCAGCTACAGCGCCTAGCAACCCCATTATAAGCCCCGTGCTAGGACTGCCAACATAGGTGCCAATAATAGGGGCGGCTCTAAGGAGAATTGGCATAACATCAGCGAACACCTCTTTAAACGTACTGTAATCCATTCCTAAGCCCTCCAATTTTTACCCATCCAAGTGCACTACCTTACAATAAAATCTGTCCATACGTAAAATTTACCCGCTAGAAATCCATTCTATCATCCAGGTATGACTTTATGACCTCTGTAGCATGTTCCCAGCCATAACCTACATAAGCAGCATAGCCAATCCCTTTCATAAGCGCTAGCCACTCCCTTTGCTGCAAAGTTACAAATCCTCCGCACTTACGCTTTAGCTCTAGCCATAAACCAGCATATTGGCCACAAGGATAAGCCAAGAAGAAATCACTAACGCCAGCTCTTAAACCCATACGCTTTAAGTGATAACCCTGTACTACATTGCGTTTACCTTCATTTGCTATGTGTATCCAATAAGGCGCTATTCGTGGCTGCGTTCTAATCCATGCCATTAAGCTTAAATGCTCTTGTCGCTCAGTTGCTGTTAACTCAGCCATCCTTGGCCTCCATGTTATACGTGAAACTTTACCTACAGGAACATTCCTCAAATTTTTTTAAGAGGAGTATTCCTGTTAGATTTCTTCAAATGCTCTTTCAACTCTTGCCAATGTTTTGCCCAATCCATTTTTTTATATTTCTCTACCCAATCAGGCGATGCTTCCCAAAACTCATTAGCACAATTAGCTAAATTAGCAGCTTGAGGCTTTGGCTTAGATTTTTTCTGCTTATCGTAATAAATTTCAAATGGCGTTTTGTAGATGCCCATAATCCTTCCCGTTTTTAAGTTATCCACATGCAAAACCCGCTTTTACTTTAATAACGCTTTTACTTTAGCAACATCGAATTTCTCGATTTCTGTTATTTATCAATAAATTATCTTGTGGATAAAAAAATAATACAGGCCCTTTTCGTCCCCTATTTTCGATAATATAGGCCCTTTTCGTCCCCTATTGTTCTGACTCCTTAGCTTTTTTAGGATGTTTTTTAGTACGTCTAGATTGATGATAGTTGATTAGAAATTGACTTGGCTTCGTAATATTACGTCGTTTATCTTTGGGGTCTGGTCGGGATTCTATGAGACCTAATTTTTTAAGTTTTGAAATATGTTGTCTAATTTTTCTTTCATGAATATCTAACTCAAAAGCTAATTCTTTCTGCGTGACCCATGTAAAAGGATTGCTCCCACACCTAAATGCAAGGGTATATAAAAAGCCACGATCACTTAGAGTTAAACCATCAATTTTGTTTTCACGGGTATATAAAGCGATATCTAATGCGAGACTCATACGAGATTCCTTCTTGTTATGGGTTGACCTTCCGGTGGCCTGCGCTATAATTGCGGGTATGGCCAGGGTAGGAACCCAGTTAGTTTTATGTCGCGCTCAGCCTGAACCGCTGGGCGCAACGACCAAAAATCTAGTTTACTTTACCTTTAATCACTTTCCCATTTACTTCATTCTTTTTTGTCACGTTAATACGTCTAAATATTAATCTTGTGATAGATGAATATTATGCTATCATGATGGCAATATATTACCAACCATTAGGATGAGTATAATGAAAAAAACAGATTGGAAAGTAACGCCAGTTGTAAAAAAAACCACTATTCGCTTAGATGAAGAAACTTGGAAATATGCCAATAAAATAGCATATGAGCAAGATATAAGCTTTAATGAAGTTATTTTGCGCGCAGTAAGAAAATTAAAGAAATCACAAGAAAATGTATTGACAGAATAAAGTATTTATGCCAGTATGACGGCATAGTCTAAGGGGAGGGACAAACTCCCCTTAGGACAGGTCACTTAAACACAATATAACTTTAAGGAGTATGTATCGTGAGTAGCGCTTTAATTAGTAACACACAGTTTGCAAATCGTCAATTGGTTAATAAAGGAATGGATTTAAGATGGAGTTTACAAACTCTTTTAGATTATTTAGCATTTTCCTATCCAGAAATTTATGAAGAGACATTTATTATTGATTTGATCAATAAGATTGAATCATGGGATGATCATTTTGATTCCAAGGAGGGAATATAATGAATAATCAATTAAGAACTCATATAGATAATATCATCCGCACATTCAATGAAAACTATAATAGTTACGATTTAGAGATTGGATGTGATCTTGATGATAAAGAACAAAACATTCTTATTAATTTAATTCTTCAATACGATCCTGAAAATATTAAATCTGTAATGCTTGATTATGCACAGATGTTAATTAATGAAAGAAAACTAAAAGTTGAATGTTTAGATAGATTTCCTTATGCAGGAGGATTTTAAGATGAAGTTACGTGGAATATCACCAGAGAAGATTGAAAAAAGATTAAAAGCATTATTTTATGGAGCACCAGGTGTTGGTAAGACTACAGCATCAATTAAATTTCCAAAACCATATCTAATCGATACAGAAAAAGGCGCAACCAATGATCAATATGTAGAGATTATAAAAAAATTAGGAGGAGTAGTTTATCAAACTAATGATTTTGATGAATTGCTTATCGAAGTAAAATCTTTATTAACAGAAAAGCATGAATTTAAAACTTTAATCATTGATCCATTTACTACACTTTATAATGACTTATTAGATAAAGCAGAAAAAGATGTAGGATCAGAATTTGGTAGACATTATGGAGAAGCTAATAAAAAAGTTAAACATTTATTAAATTTATTATTACGCTTAGACATGAATGTCATTATCACATGCCATTCTAAAAATTTGTATGGTGATAATTTGTCTGTACTTGGTCAAACTTTTGACGGATATAAAAAGTTAGATTATCTTTTTGATTTAGTATTTGAGATTCAAAAGCGTGGAGCATCTCGAGTTGGGATTATTAAAAAATCTAGACTTGAATCATTCCCGGATGGAGAAACTTTTCCATTTGATTACGAAGAAATCTCAAAACGTTATGGTAAAAAAATACTAGAGAAAGATGCAATAGCAGAGAAGTTAGCTACAACGCAACAAGTAGCTCGCTTAAAGGAATTAATTGAGCTTTACAAAGAACCAGATGAGATAGTACAAAAATGGTTAACTAAAGCTGAGGCTACAAGTTTTGAAGAAATGAATGAAATAGTTATTACGAAGCTCATTATACATATGGAAAATAAATCAAAACCCAAAATGGAAGTTAAAACTAAAGGAGATAAAGCCGCATGAAATTTGTCCATAAAAGCGATGAAGAGTTACAAAAAATGAACTTACTACCAGAAGGAATTTATGACTTTGAAGTATTAGATGCGAAGGAACGCTTATCAAAAGCTGGTAATGAAATGTTAGAACTGAAACTAGGAGTTTATGATTTAACTGGCAGTCGACGAGTAGTATTTGATTACCTATTAGAAGCTATGGCATTTAAACTTCAACATTTTGCCAAAGCTACAGGTCTAATAAGTCAATATGAAAGTGATGAACTATGTGATCTTCATTGTATTGGAAAATGTGGGAAGGTTGAACTGATTGTCCAACAAGGAGGAGCTAAAGACACGGGTGGTTATTATCCTGATAAAAATAGCGTGAAGGATTATATAGTGAATGGTGCTAATGTTTCACAAACATCTTTACCTCCTAAACCAGTTGATAATATAGGGGATAGTGACATACCATTTTAGTTCTAATGGCACTAGCGTACTACTTACGCGTGTAGTGGGTTTAAGCAAGTTTACTTGACAGTTTGTGAACGCGCTCCTTTCCTAAAGCCGGAAGTGAAAATCTTCCTAGTGTCTAAGATTAGGGCCGACGATACTATGTCCCGTCAGGCTGCGGTTAAAAGCTCGTTAAGTCTGTTGAGCATTAACATAGGAAAATAGGCCAATGAATAAGGATATCTTATGGCTGAATTAAATAAGTTAGGCGGTGTTCTTGCTAAGACTGAAAAGGAATTACAACGCGCTAAAAATGTGGATCTTATTACTTTGCCATTAGATATAGATGGTACAAATTGTGGAAATTGTAAATATATAAAAGAAAGATATTGTACTCATCCTCGAGTGCGCCAAGATGTTAATAATAGGATGTGCTGTGTTCTTTGGTCTCGTAAAGGAGAATATAGACAATTTAAAGGACGAAATATAGAATATGGGACAGATTAGCTACAGATGTGATAATTGCGGTAGATTCATATCAGAGAGAGATTTTGATAAAGGTGCTACTAGAAATTTGATAGATATGAAACGTTATCAAAATACAGAGATTTACGAAACCCTTTGCATAAAATGTAATAAGATGCCAGAAGAAGCTAGTTAATTTAGTCAAATTATATCGTATAATATGCTCACCTAGGGAAAGAACTTATCGATAAGGAGATCGAAATGTCAGTAATCTCTATCCAACGTAATTTTAATGACGTTCCTCAAATAGTAAATATGAGCGTCACGGATTCTCAAGCGACCGTTGCTGCAACGGGATGGCTTGGACTTGCATCAACAATCGCTAGTATTGAGCTTGCCAACAGTGGTGTATGGGTATGGCAACCAGGTGATTTAGTATTGCTATATTCACAAGCAGATAATGATGATGTTTTATATCAAGTAAATATGACCACCCATAGCTTAATTCTTTATTCAACAGCGGGTGCTGGTGGCGTGACCCTTCCTGTAACTAATAATGATTTCGTGAATTTCTCTGGCACTTTAGGCCAACTCTATGATGCTGGTTATTCACCATCTGATCCTACAAAGACTAAAGTAGTTATGGCATCAGGTGCTGAAGTTGTTAATAGATTAGCTCATTTTAGTGATACCGCAGGGACTATTGATGGAGGAGCAGCAAACGTCAATAATCTTGGCAATATCTCAGCCGGTACAAGTGGGACAGCAGGAAGTTTTATATCATTTCCTCCAACCGCTGCTAATGGTTCTTTAATCTTAGCTGCTATTAATGCTGGTGGCGCTTTTAATACCACTATCAATAATTCAGTAATGGGTCAGTCATCTGTTATTAGCATTCCCGATCCAGGTGTTGCCACTTCAAAATTCATATTGGCAGATTCAGCAGGAACTCAAAGTATTGCAACTGGAAGTTTGTCGCTAGCATTAGGAAATCTCCAAGCTCTACAAGGAAATCTAACTGCTGGTAGCTCTGGCCATCCAGGCACAGTAACTTCATTTCCTCCTACTGCTGCCAATGGCTCTCTAATACTTGCCGCAGTAAATGCAGGTGGTGCATTCAATACCACTATTTCAAGTGGTGTAATGGGTCAGTCCACTGTGTATACAATACCTGATATTGGTGCTTCCACTGGTGATATCGTAGTTTCAACCTCAGCGGTTAGAATGAAATCAGTAGCAGGAGCTGTGAATGCCGGTGGCTCTGCAACGACTACAGTTACTGATGCATTTTCATCATCGGCTAGTAATATTCTAGCTCAATGGAATACAAGTGCTAATGCAGTAAATATACAAAAAGTTACACCTGGAAATGGTTCATTCACAGTATTAAGTTCAGGTGATCCAGGTGCTTCCACTTTAAACTACATTATTATGAAATAAAATTGAGGAGAATATTATGGCTCAAAGATATGGCATAGGTGCAGAAGGTGCAGTTGAGAGAGAAGCATATTGCATGCCTTCTATGCAGAAAGAAAATACTGATTCTATGAATGCAAAGATGGGTTATCACGATATGGCTGATCTTGCTAATACTAAACCCTTTCCAGTTGATATGGGTAAAGAACGCAAGAATGCTCAATTAGGCCCTGAAGGTGCATCTGAGAATTATCGTTACGGTAATAAATAAATCCTAAAAATCCACTTTCATTAAGAGTGGATTTTGTTTATTATTTATCCCTTTACAGGGAGAATTAATAATGGATGCGCTTGCAAAATTAAAAGCTGATTTATTAGCAGAGTTAAATGTTCAGTATAAAAATCTCATAGCGTTTTTACAGAATGCACCGCTTAATCTACAATTCAAAAATTATGCTTATCAAAATCTAGATCAAGGAATTATGTGGATACAAAAAGCTATTGAGTTAATACAACCACCAAAAGCAGAAGAACCTGCGTCACCAGGAGAAGCCATTACTGATGACGTTAAAGTAAAAGATGAAATTAAACCTGAAGTATTAAATTAATTATTTACGTTTTTTTTCGTGATGCTTCATTTCATGATGGGCTTTTTTATGGTGTTGATGAGAAAGCTTTGCATGTTTAACACTCATTTTATGATGGTGTTCTGCTTTCGAGGAATGATGGCTATGATGTTTCATGATTCAGACGTCCTTATCGTTTAAAATCCATGTGAACAAATTATCTCATAATGAATAAAGAGAAAGCAAATTAACGTCTACGTCTGGCATAAATTCCTCCACTTCCCACGGCGGTTCCTGCAAATACTGAATATGCAGAAAGAAAGATAGTAGTAGTGGCGGATAAGGAAAATCTTAAAGAAGGCACTGAAATACCTAATACAGCAAATAGAGCTGTTGTAGTATTAACAATACAATCTAAACTATTATCAGGTAAGGTAGCAGAGGAGGAACTAATCCATGCTCCTTGATTAGACGATCCTGTATCATATGCAAATGTGACATTTCCCCATACATCCCAATCACCAGCCGTTAAACTTATAGACGTAACATTTCTTGTAACAGTAGTTGAAAAACTGACGGGTGATCCAGAAGTAATAACGCTTGAAATAAATTCACCAACAAATCCTGTTACTGCATTGTCATTAGTTTGCGTTCCTCTAAGAGCAGCCCCTCCTGCACCTTTACCTTGTAAATTTAATGTAATATTTGTATCGGAGCCTGCTGCTAATATTACCGGTGCGCTTCCAGTTGTATTATTTTGAAAAGTAATTGAATTTACTGCAGATGCAATATAACTAAATCCAAGTAATACTGCCCCTGTACTACTTGTAACACCAGTTGGTGCTTGTAAAGTCCCTGTGAGACCGGTCATGGATGTAACATCAGAATTTGCACCTGATTTTGCAAATCCTGGAATAGTAAGGCCTGATGGCAGAGTGGTACTTAAACTAGGAACTCCTCCAGCGCTCGTTACCAAAACACTATTATTGGCGGTGGCCAATCCCACCACTGTATTGGCTGAAGAATTATAAAGTAGTGTGTTAATAGAATAGGTATCGGCAAAAGTTGAAGTAGATGGAACCCAGTTTGTACCATTAGCCCGAAGTAAAGTCCCACTACTGGTAGCGGTATCTGGATAAGTAGCAGTGGAAGCTAACCAATTGCCGCCGCTAGCTCGTAAAATAGTCCCCGCACTAGATGCAACTGAGGGATAAGTAGCTGTTGAGAATGAGGGAGCAGCACCAGAATTTGATTGCAGAACATTTCCCGAAGTTCCAGGCCCACCTAATATAGAAGGAACTCCTGAAGCACTGGTTACCAATAATCCATTATTAGCACTTGCTAATGGAGAAACGGCATTAGTACTTGTAGCATAATATGCTAAATCATTAGCAGTTCCAGTATTGACTGTGCCGGTGCCAGTAGCATTGGCCCATATGGGTAAAGCGGCTGCTCCCTGTGAAGTTAATACTTGGCCTGATAATCCAACTCCTGAAACATTCTGTAAGGCACCTGTACTTGAAGTGCCTCCACAAATGACCGAATAAGCAGTAAATGATGTATCGCCAGTTCCTCCGTGTGGAACATCTATCGTGGAACCATGCCAGGTGCCTAAAGTTATCGTGCCAAGTTCAGTAATATTTGTTTGTACTGCAAAAGGAAGCGTAGATGATATAGAAGGGACACCAGAAGCATCTGTTACTAAAACCCCATCATTACCTGTCGCAAGACCACTTACTGTAGTACCTGGGTTTGCGTAATAAGCTACTTCATTTATTAGACCAGGATTGACAGTCCCACTTGAGCTCGATGCTTGCCAGG